CAGTTCAGGCGGAAATAGGCAGCATTCCCTAAGTCCACGCCAGACCAGTTCTTCACAGTGAACTGCGTCCAGATGCCGTTCTCATCCTTCACGCCCGACAGCGTGCCGCCCAAGCCGATTGCGTTTGTCTGAGCCAAATGGGCCTTGTCTGCGCTATAAAAAGAGACGCGCTGATTTCCGCTGTTTAGACCCGTGGTGACACCGTTCTGCCACTTGACATTTTTCAGGTGGACTACATCGCCGAATTTGACCGGGATAAAGCCGGTCAAATAGCTGTCGTTCTGGCCAGTCGGAGCGCCATCGCTCCCCAGTCGGTAGCCCTTTTCCCATCCCACGCCGTTGTAGATGCTGCCGTCCGTGTCGGTGGCACTGGGCAGCAGATTGGTGTAGCTGGGTGCGCTGGGGTCGATCACGGTATAATCAAATACCCTGTCAACGCCGGGGCCGTAGTGGTCAACATAGATCTTCTTGTCAGCGCGGTTGATGCTGAACACGCAGAAGGACGTTCCGTTGGCTGTCCCTGCCGTCTTGGTGTAAGTGTTTCCGTCCGCAGACACACGCTCCCGCCCGTTCATGATGTTGGGGCAGCAGATGGACAGGAACGCCCCGCCCACAGTCTCATTGGCATAGCGATGTTCATGGCCATGAATACACCCGATGATTCCCGCCGGTGTGATTGTTGTAAAGTTGTAGTTCACCGTCACTCCACCGTGGGTGATGCTGCCGCTCTTTTTTGTGGCGTAGGCCTTTAGCAGTGTCGCCGCGTTGGCCGTATTGCACGGATGCACCGTGCCGCTGGGGTCGGTGTAGGTGCCGGACGTACCCAGCACCGCGTGGGAGAAGATCAGGAACGACCACTTGGAGGGATCGTCCACGCCGCTGAAATTCAGCGCGTGGTCTGCCAGCCACTGGAGCTGCGCAGCGCTAATGTTTTCCACATTCAGAAACGTGCAGTTTTCCCCAGCACCCACCTGAGCGCCGCCCCAGCTCCGCCGGTCGTGGGTGTCCAGATAGATCAGCCGCAGCCGCAAGCCGGGGAAGTCCATGTAGCCGTAGGCTGCGTCGCCCGGAACATAGCCGTTGCTGGCCAGATTCTTCCGGCTGATGGCGGCGTACACCTGCGTCTGGGACATCCGGTTCGCCGTGGCCTGATAGGGCGCATCGTCGTGGTTTCCTACGCACCACGCCTGCCGACCGGGAAACTTGGAACCAATCAGCAACTGATAGTCGGCCATATCGCGCATGGCAGATTCCACCGTCGTGTTATAGGCACCGGTGGTGTAGTCCCCCACATGGGCGACAAAATCCAGTGCACACCGTTCGTTCAGCCGTTTCAGTGCCTGCCCCGCCTGTTTTCCTGCGGCATTCCCCGTGTCGGTGTAGTAGCCAAGATGCGCGTCCGCCATCACCGCAAACACGACGTTGTCAGCGCCAATGTGGTTCACGACCTTCTTGGCCAGCGCATCAGCAGCGGTCAGCACATAGTCCGGCGTGTCGTCGCCTACACCGGCATGGATGTCTATAGTCTTTGCCTCACTGCCGTCGTAGTTGACGCTGTTGCTACCGATGGTGATGGTCAGCGCATTCGGATTGGGTAGAGCACTGGGGATGTCGGGGATATCACCCTTCGTTGCCAGCCGCGTATTACTTGCCTGTACATCGCCATTGACGATGGCAATAGTCAGCGACTGCGCCGCGAATTTCATTGCGGTCAGCGCACCGGAACCGGAGAATATCCATGTGTTTGCACTGGGCATTGGGACGAATAGTGGCAGCGTTGCGGTGTACGGCCCCATCGCGCACCGGCATGTCAGTACATTTCCCGCCTCATACGCCGCCTTGATGTCGGCCATTGCCACCGGGCAGGTGTAGTTGGGGTAGTTGCCCTCAAGGTCGATGTAGAACACCTCCGCGCCCGGCCCTTGTTCGCCTCTCGACGGCAGGCCCGTATCGGTCTCGCCCAGATACCAGTTCCCGTTCGCACCGATGGTCGGTGTGATGCCGTCGGTGCCTTTTAGGGTGCCCTTGTAATTAATGTCAGCTCTGCCGCTGCCGTCCGCGTTATCTGTGCGACTTGTGCATAGACCGACATTGCCATTGTCGGGGTTATAAAGCCAATCACCCTTGCCCCATTTAGGTGCTATAAGCGAACCATCCCAAACAACGGCCTGCACGAGTGAGGTTCCCACATTGTGCTGATACCATCCACGACCGCGTACCCCATCCTCACCTATGGCCGTATACTCGGTGGCCACATACGCATTTTTCGATGCGTCCCACAGTTCCCACTTGCCGTCGGTGTTGATGCGGGGTGCGTGCTTGACGCTCTCCGCCGCACTTCTTGCCGCTGCGGTCGCACTTTCTCCGGCGCTTGTTGCGCTGTTTCCCGCTGCGATTGCGCTGTCAGCAGCGGCTTGTGCATATTCACCCGCGTATTTCTCAGAAGTCTGTGCACGGGACTGTGACAACGCCGCGCCTTCTGCGCTTTTTGCCGCCTCCGTCGCCGCCTTTCGCGCGTCCACGATGGTGGCAAGAACGTTGTCGATCTGCCCTTGCAACTGCTCCACGTTGGAGGCAGGTACATCCGTCTCCGTCTCCGCGTCGGCGCTCCATTTGCTCTCTGCCACGGTGAATCGACCGTACACAGCCAGCGTTGCCCGTGTTTCCTTCTGCGCGGACACCGCAGCGCCCTTGATGCACAGCGTCATTTCACCGGCGTACTTTTTCGCCCCGCTGGGCACCGGAACAAGATACACGCTGGTGTCGTCCGCCTCCAGCATGTCAGCGGTCAGAAGCACCTCTATCGTGGCTTCCCCCAGCGCATCGCGAAACTGCACCATTTTCGTCAGGCCGTCCCACATGCCGGAGAACTCCATGCGGAGAATAACGTCGTTGTGGCTCCCGGCAGCGCCGATCATGCCCTTGTCGCCGGTGATATATTCGTTCTGAATTTTCAGGGGAATTGTCCTTATCATGCCCTGTGTCCTTTCCGCTGAAAAAACGGCACAGCAAGCCGGGAGAGTTGCGTTCTCCTGCGCTTGCTGCGCCGTGTCACAGCTGTTTTTCGTGTCTCGCGGTGGTATGCAGTTGTCAGTTCAGCTGCTGCTTGACGGCCTCGTATTCCCGGCTCTTGCTCTCCAGATACTCCGCCGTCGCCGCGTCCTGCGCCATAGACTGCCGGATGATGTCATACACATCTTTGGGAATGCGGACATACTTGCCGCGCTGGATGCGATAGATCTTTCCGTTCAGCCCCACCACAATGTCGTCCTTGTACTTCCCGTCGTCCTTGAACGCGAAGAAGGAAACCATGCCGTCATCCTCCGTGTCCTTGGCGGACATGCCCTTCATCATTGCCTCCGCTTCCTTCGCGGCGTTCTTGGCCTCCTCAGCCTCTTTTCTGGCCTGCTCCAGCGCTTCATTCGCTGCGGCCAGAGCCTTTTCCATGTCTTCCGAGGTTCTCGGTTTCTTCTCTGCCATGTTCATTTCTCCTTTTGTCCGTGCGGAGGGGGACAGCGCCCCCTCCGCTATGTGGTTAGTTCATGCTGCCGCTCTCAAAGGTAGAGGCGGATTCGATACGAACCATGTACTGCTCCACCAGACGCTCAGCCACCTTGGTCAGCTTCCAGCCTGCGGTGGCGCGCTGGTTCAGCGGGTCGGCGGTGCCGGAGGATCCCAGCTGCTTCACGATGTGCTGCAGGCCGCCGCCCTCCAGCTCCGTCACGCCGTAGGCGTCCGCGCCGAGGATCAGAGTGGAGTACACGTCTCGGCCATCCTTGCCGCCCTCGCCGGGATAGATCACATCGTTGGCAGATGCCGAGATGGCCTTTTCCACGGTCATCTGGCTGGTGGTATTGGCCGTCACCTGAACGGTGTTGCTGCCGATGGTGACCATACGGCCTACCAGTGCGCCCGCCGCTACGGTACCGCCGCTGAACTTGACGGTGGTGCTAGACGTCACCGCATCGGACACCTCCAGCGTGCGGGAGTTGGACGCCAGATCAGCGCCGTGGAAGATCTTCGCCTCGGTGGTCTCCACGAAACGGACGCCCTCGATCTTGCCGATCTCGCCCTCGTAGATGCCGTCGGGGTCGGAATAGGTCTTCACGTCAACCCACTTCTTGTCGTTCATCAGGTCATAGGCCACGTCCGGATGGATGATACCGGCAAAGTAGCCGTTGATTTTCTGCGCGTTCATGACCTTCAGTGCGCGGACAGCCTTGCGGATGTCGTCCACGGTCAGATAGCAGTTATTCGCCTCGGTGGTGCTGCCGCCCACCAGAGAGGCGCGGTTGGTCTTTCCGCCGGAGAACACCACGTTGGTGCCGCCTGCCAGCACCTCGCGGGTGATGGTATCGGCAGTACGGCCAGCCTGAGACGCCAGCAGGCGGGTGGCCTGCACAAGGTTGTTGTCAATGGCCGTCAGCTCCAGGATGTCGGACAGCTCGATGAATCCGCCGTACTGCTTGATGGTGGCGGTGATCACGCCCATGCTCAGTTTCTGGCCGGCGGGGGTCACACCTTCGGTCAGGGGAGTGAGCGCCTTGGGCAGGCTGTCGTACTTGCGGAACTCGATGGTCTTGCCGCTGTTTTTGGGGATGGGATGCTTTTGGGCGAACTGATCGTGGATCAGCTCAGGCTCGGCCAGATTAATCAGACGCATGCTGTAATACGTCTTCATCTCGTCGCTCAGGCCGGCATCCAGTGTGGTGTTGGTGTAACCGTCAAACAGGTTCAGCACCACAGGCATCAGGTACAGATCGTTGTAAATAGTATTCATATTTGCTCCTTTCAGCATATCGCTGCGGAGCGTAGATCAGAAGGAAATGCGATCGCCTCTTGCTACTCTCCGCTCGATCTCCTCAAAGTCTGCTCTCGTCAGCTTCGAGGGGTCGGTTTTTGTGACAAACGCGCTGTTGGAGCTGGTTCCGTTCTCGGCGGGGCGTTTGCCCTTCGCCCGTACATTGTCGGCCACCTTTTTCTCCGTGCTGGCGGCTGCGGCCTGTACTGCATTGCCCATCAGCTCGTCGAAATGCAGAACCCGGTATGCGTGCTCCACCGGTGTTCCGGCTTTCAGCAGATTCAGGAAGTCGGGGTTTTGAAACTCCTGCATCAGGTCGAAGCTCTGGTACATGGGGTTGCCCTTCATGGCCTCTGCCTCTTTGTACCACTTCTCGCCCTGCGCACGGAAGAAATCATTCTGCTGCTGCTCCTGCTGGCTTCTCAGCAGCTCGGCGTTTTCCCGCTTCAGCTTCCGGAATTCCCTGTACTGGTCTTCGCTCATGCCTGCTTCCTCTGCGGCTTCGCTCCAGTACGCATGATCGTTGTCCACGGCCTCCAGCAGACGCTTTGCGTCCCCGTCCTGAATGTTGTACCGCTCCATCAGCGTGTCCAGCACCGGCTGGTATGACTTCATCCGCTGTTCCGTCTCCCGCGCCTCCTTGAAACGCCGGTCGATCATTCTCTGCGTCTCCTGTGTGTACAGGTCTTTGTATTCACCGTTAATCAGCTCACGGAAAGCCTTTTTCTTGGCTTCCAGCGCGTCGGACGTGGATTCCACGTCCTTTACCTTCTCAGCCCCGGCGTCAGGCTGCTCCTGCTGTACCTCGCTTTCCGGCTGCTTGCCGTACTTTACGTTGTCCAGCGCGCCCGTTTTGCTCTGGCGGGTGTTACCAGCGCTTGCCTGTGTCTCGCCCTGTGCGGTGGCGGCTGCCGCCCCATCGCCTCCCTCAAACAGACAGAGGGTCATGTCATAAAGGTACATATCGTTCCTCCTTAAAATGCGCGGGCATATCGCTCCCGTGTGGCGTCCCTGCTCCTGCGGGATGGCAGCGTCTCATAACCGCCGCCACCCCGCCCGGAACAAAAGGGGAGGGGCAGAGTTTCGCCTCTGCACCTCCCACAGTAACATTGATTTTTCCCGTTTTTCCACTTAAAAGTGGAATTTTCAAAATTTTACAGAAATTTTTCCCGGCGCCATTTTTTCCAGCTGCAAAAAGCCTATTTTCAGCAGGTCATACAGCCACTTCCCGCCGTGCCATCTGAGGTATGCGTCCCCGCTTTCCAGCTTTTCATACACAAACTCCGCCTCCTGCGTGTTGTGAAGCCATCCTGCCGCCGTATACATCAGGCAGCTGACCGCTGCACACACATCCGGCGCACCTGTGGCATGTCCCCGGCACCTGACGGAGCAGCTGTCACCGCAATGCAGCGTTACCTCCGTCATACGCTAGGCACGCTCCTTTGCGCCAAAGCCTGCCCGTACCCGGTCATGGGCGTCTGCGCCTCCATAATGCCGCTTGCAAGTGCGCTGTGCGCCTCCGTTTCACTGCCGCCGGTGTTGTTGCCTTCTGTCTGCCGCGTCTCCTCCTGCGGCATCAGAGCGCCCGTGATTATGGCAAGCTGCTGCTGCATCTGCATGACCATGTTCAAAAGCGTCTGCCCCTGCATGACCTTCTCCCGCACCGTCTGTATGCCCTCAAAATCCATCATCTCCAGCGCGATCAGACTGGCCTGCGCGTTCTCCGGGGCGAAAAAGTCCAGGGAATACAGCTCCTTTGCCCGCTCGTTTTGCTCCATGCGGCTGAACGGGTTTTTCTTCTGCGCCTTGATTTTGAGGTCGAACACCGGACGGCGGTACATCTCGTTGCCCAGCGTGTCAAGCCCCGTCACCTGATCCTGCAAGCCTGCGTTGTCAAAGGTGACAAACTGATACTCGTTTCCCTCGCCGGTAATGCGGAAGCTGCGGCTCACGTCGTAGAACTGCCGCATCAGCTCCACACACAGCGTGTTGATCTGCGTATACGCACGATAGCTGGCGGCGATCATGTCACGACTGGCCTTGTTTCCTGCCTCCTGCAAGGCTGCAATCGCCGCTGCTGCGGTCACATTGGTAGTACCGCCGGAGTTTACGTCCCGGTTGGCCGCCGTGTCCTTCATCTCCTCGATCTTCATCTGCGCCACGGTAACGTAGATATCGGAAAGGGGCTGTGTCACGATTTCCTTAACGCGCTGATCCCCCAGCTCGCCATTGACGTGTACCATCGGCCGGTTCCAGTCGAGAAATTCTTCTTCGTTTATGGCCGTGCTGTCGCTGACAAAGAAACGCTTCTTGGTTGCCATCATCGCGTTTTCCAGGATGTTGGCGCTGAGCTTGTCAATGTACAGCTGCGGATCCTTGCATATCGCCACATAGCCGAAGCCGATGGGTGTGCCTTTCTCCGGGTACATCACGTCCAGCACCACAGGGTACATGCCGTGGTCGTAGAACCCGCGCTCCCGGTATTCCGGGTCGTTCTGGCTGGCGTACAGCAGGGTTGAGCCTACGAACTTGACGTAGTGCAGCGCCGTCCTGCCGCTGGGTGTCTTGACCTTGTAATACCAGTCCACCACCACGCTCTTTTCGCTGGTGTCCACGCTGTCGTCATAGATGTACTCTTTCACATCAATGACCTTGCCCTTCTGCTTGCCCTCCAGTTCCGGATATTCCTTGTCCAACAGGTCGTTGTCCACCAGATCAACAATAAACAGATTCCGGCTCTTCTGGATATCCGTAATGCCCGGTTCCCAAAACAGGTTCAGCAGGTCGATGTCCCTGATTTCGATGTCACCCAGCCCGTTGTCCTTCTGGCTGTCCCAAAACACACCGTAAGCAGCCGTGCCGTGCTTCAGCTTCTCCCACCAGTTGTCGGAATACACCTGCTCAAAATGGTTGTGCTCCTGCACCACGGGTAGGATCTGGCTCAGCGTCTTTGCGCTCTGCTCGTCGCTTTCCTCACGCGGCAAAACCACCGGCTCCGGGTAGTTGTCCATAGCGTCTGCGTGCTTGTTCTGGATGGTGTTGAACAGCCATGCCGACGTGGGCTTGGGCTGCGGCGGTGTAGACTTGACCTCCTTGCCGCTTCTGTCCACCCGCTTGGCCTTGCTCTGGCCGATGCCCTCCCAGTGCCGCAGCTCCCACCACAGCTCATCGTTGACGATGCGGCTTTCCAGATTGCTCTTGCCGTCCTTGTACTTTGTCAGCAGATCAATGCCGCGCTCCACGTCCTTGTCCGTGATCATGGGCGCATCCTCCGGCCTCGTCAGCAGCATAGCCGCCATCTCCGGCGACATGTCCTGCTCCTGCTCCGTTATGCCGGGCACTCCGAATCTCTCCATGTGCTTCCTCCTCAGTATACTTGATAAAATGCGTACCGGCTTGGCTTGTACTCGTCCTCTGTCTCCAGCGGGGAGTATGGCCGCTCCACCGTCCTGTATGTGTCTCTGGGGCCTATGGGGTTTTTCATGCACACATACCGGCACATGTCGTAGATATGATCCTCTCCATCTGTGTCGATGTCCTCCACGTCCGTCTGGTCATATACCAGGTTCGGCACCGTCCGTATAAAGTGCTTGCAGGTGTTAAACACATACAGCATGGGCACCCCGTCTTCGTCAAAAGCCAGCCGGTGATGCACCTGCATCTTTCCGTTAATTCGGGCATGGTCGCCCTTCTCGAAGTACACCCTCTGCCGCTCCATCAGCGCGCCCACACTCTCCGTACCGTCGCTTTGCCAGATGGCCGGGTCACCCACCCGGTGTATCTGCCTTCCCCGCAGGTTGGGATCGTCCTTTTCTATGCGCCGTATCTCCTGCGCCACCCTTGACGGTTCCCACATCACGCCCTTGTTGGGCGTGCCTGTGCAGCCGTACAGCTCCCGGATATAGTACATCCGCCTGTTTCTGTCCACGGCAAACCACCCAACAGCAAAGGGGCGTGAATAGCCCCAGTCCAGTCCACACCAGATTACCCAGTCCTCCGGCACCCGGAACGGCGCGATCACATGGGTGTTCTTCCTGTCGATGTAGTGGTCGCTGTCGTTGCGCCACTCTGTGAACACCTGCCCCTCGAAGCTGTCCCAGTTGCCGTACAGCAGGGCATTTCGCTCTGCCTCAGGCATGCTGGCCAGCCGCTGGACGTACATGGGGTCGTTTTCCATCAGTATCTTATTGTCAAACACCGAGGACGGCACGAAAATCCGCTTCTGCTCCCCGGTGTGCTGCCTGCCGTCCGGCGTATACCACGTCGCCGTTTCCGTGATGGTGTGCATGGGCGGCGCCGCCGTGATGAAGCGCTCCTTTACCCAGCCATGCCCAATACCTCCCGGATTGGCCGTGGAGCGCATATACACCCGCGTACCAGCTCCGTTGGGTCGGTTACGGGATTTCAGATACTCGTATTCCTCTTGCGTAAAGTGCGTCAGCTCATCAAAAGCGATAAAGTCATAGGCCTGCCCCTGATATTGTATCTTGTCCTGGGGTCTGTTCATGCTGCCAAACACGATCTGCGCACCGGACGGAAACCGCCATGTGTGGTTGCTGCCGTTATATCTGGCCTTGGGGTATACCCGCGGGTAATAGTTCAGCGTCTTGTCGATCAGCTCCCGCAGCTGTGGGAACGTCTTGCGCAGGATCAGCGCCTTGTACCACGGGATATGCACCTGCCGCAGCGCCTCTATCACCAGCGCATCGCTCTTCCCTCCGCCGGCAGCACCGCCATACAGCGCCTCATACTCTGGCCTCGCCATAAATATGGCCTGCCGCTCCTGCGGACGCCATACCACGCTACTCATCTTTGACCTCTGGCATCAGTACCACGCCGATCTCCTGCCGGTCAGTCTCCGGCGCTTTCTCGCGCCACCCGAAATTGCAGCTCAAACTAAACTTTGCGCCGTTCGCACCGTCACGGTCATACAGCCGCGCCTCTGCGTATTCCTCGCACATGGACTTCGCGCGCGTGACCGTGTCCGTAAACTCAGGCCTCGCCTGGTAATCGATCAGTGCTTGCCTGCCCGTAAACCCCAACGCCAACGCAAGCCCCGTTATCGTGGGCGGCTTCTGCCCTATCAGGATAACGTTGCCGTATTTGTCCATAATGGGCTGACCATCATCGCCAATAATAGGTTCTCCCTTGCAGCTGATAAAGTAAGCGTCAATGGCTTCCTGCATTTGCTTGACGCTTTTGTATTTTCTCGGGCATCCTACCTTTGCCATTTTGCTCACTTCCTTTCTTGTCTGACGCACCGGCCTCCCACCGCTGGCCTTTGTCATTGCCGCGTCCTTCCCCGGCTTTCGCCACACCTGTATTCATGTCTTCCCTGGGACACATTGCAAAGAGGTGTGGGAAGTCCTGTCTAAAGTAAGCAGACTATTTGGGACGCGTCCCTTGCAGCGGTCTGCCAGCGCAATCACACCGCGCTGCGCCTTTTCATCAGCCTCACACTGTTTTTGCGGATTAACTGTCCGCCGCTGTGGCCACAGCTTGTGTGCGCTTAACTTCTCGCGCTTCCTCGCCCGCTTGTGTGACTGGTACGGCATTGCAGTCCTGCCCTGCTTTAGCGCTTCAGGGAAAGTCCCCGTCACTCGCTGTGGTCTCCCATTGCTGGGCACCTATGCCGCATATTGCTCCCTCCGGGCGGAGCCGAAGCCCCGCCCATCAGGAAAAGAAGGGGGAAAAGAAAAAAGATGGAGATGCAGAGTTCGCCCTGCATCTTCCATCATAAAGTGCGTTTTTTCAATTTTTCCACTTTTAAGTGGAATTTTCAAAATTATTTTTCGGCAATATCTACCACGCAGGGATAGTCCGTCCTGCCCATCAAATAGTCCACCGACACGCCAAATTCATCCGCTATGCTCTTCAACGCATCCATCGTCGGCTTCGCCGTGCCCAGCTCATACCGGCGTATGGCGTCCGAATTCAGCCCACAGCGTTCCGACAGCACATACCGCTTCAGTCTCTTTTTCTCCCGCAGCTTTCTCAGCCGTTCCGGGAATTCGCTCATATCAGCACCTCCTCTGGGAAGAGTGTTCCAGAAATGCATCCTGCCGTGTTTTGGGTGGATTTGCAGCAGACCAATCTTCGACGATCTTGACTACTTTCTCGGAATTGTAAGTGATATCAACGTCAAGGTCTGGCACAGGTTTGCCTTTCTTGAACATTCTCTTTCGTTCTTCCAGAAACTTCACAGCATCCATCACATATCCCTCCATCTGCACCCATCACAGGCGCCCTCGTGTGCTTGTTTGAACTTCCCACAGTATTGGCATAGCTCGTTGATAAGGGTCTTCCGGTCTGCCGCCAGCTTCTCGTTTGCGGCCATCAAGCTACTATTGGCACCATCCAACTGCGAAATGCTGTCGTAATGCTCCTTGAGTTCTTCCCGTGTTTTCAGCAGCTCCGCATTGCTCATTATCAGGTCGCCTTGCAGCTTTGCGATCTCCTCCGGTGTGTATCCGGTGTCCTCGTAGTCTTTTAGCCGCCAATAAATCTCCATCGCGTGTTCTCTCACAGCGTTCCCGTCGATTATGCTCCTGCGGGTAGTGTGTTCGTCCACTCGCACATCAGGTACAGTCAGTCGTTCCATTGTTCTCCTCCTTCACCGCCACAGCCTTTGCCAGCTGTGCCATACCCTGATTCATGTCCTCTATCTGCTTATCCCGCCGCGCAATGGCGTCCTTCAGGCTGTCGTTGGCTTTCATCAGTGCCTCGATGTGCCGCTGCTGGTTCTCGATCAGGTCAGCGGTATAAACCTTAATGGCGTCCTCGCACCCATCTTCCTGCGCAGCAGGGCAGGTTTTGCAGCAATCCGGGGCTACGCTAACACAGCACCGCAGCGCGGTCACGATCTCCTCTCTTGTCATGTCATTCCTCCATAAGTTTCATAAAGCATCCCCAAAAGGTCTGTGACTTCTTTCCGCTATGATGCCCGAAAAGCGGGCGTTCTCCGATTGCTGCCCACACATCTGCGGCTGGTATCTGAGTTTCAGCCCATTTGAAAATCAGTATGCCATCAGGCTTCAACACGCGCATACACTCGCGGAATCCATCGTGCAGCATCTCCCGCCAGTTTTGTCCAAGCTGCCCGTACTTCTTCCTCATCCATGCGTTTTCTCCAACGCGGAGAAGATGCGGCGGGTCAAATACAACCAGGGAGAACGAATTATCCTGAAACGGTAGAGCCGTGAAATCGCACACCACGTCTGGATGCACGATGCAGGTTCGTTCAGAATTGCGGTTGGTGCTCTTCCAAATCCCCGTGTATTCCTCGTCTCGCACATCACAGTAGATTGCGGCAGGATGGTTTTTGTTAAACCAAATCGTTCTGCTCCCGCAAGTCACGTCAAGGATTTTTTTGTTCATTCTGCTGTGCCCTCCCCTCACACTGCCACGCAGTCCATCAACTGCGCCATTGTCGTTATGGTCACGTTGCACCACTCAGGCAGGTTGGCACGCACCAGCGCGGACGCCACTGGCGGACACACCGCATTGCCGCACCGCGCTACCTGCGCGCTCTTTTTGTACTCGTTGCCCAAATAGTCACGGTCAATGATGTAATCCGGTGGGAAGCCCATCGCGTTGTACAACTCACGAGGCGACAGCATTCGCAATCCGATATCCGCGATGTAATACAGTGTCCCGCTGATCTCCAACAGAAGCACTTCGTCCTCCGCCAGCGTGTAGCCGCAAAACTCATTCAGAAGGGCGCTAATCTCAGGCCAATATCCAAGCTCGTCGCTGCCGTGCACCTTCACCAGATGCACCTTGCACACGGAGAACTCCCCGGCGCTTGTGGTCACGGTCTGCATCGGCTCATCTGCCCCATGCCCCAGATTGTCACCCTTAAACTTCACCACATGGGCGGCACATACCGCATTGTGGTCAATGGCCGTCACCGTTGGCAAAGGCTCGCCCACCTTTTCACCGACCACACCGCCGTAATACTTGGCAATGTGAGCGGCGACCACTGCCTCACGGTCGTGGCTGGTAACAGTGTGCATGGGGTCTTGCACGTCCAACGGTCTGCCCCCGGTGTAATACTCCACCAGATTGGCGCAGGTCAGGCCGTATCGGTTGGAGGCGTCCACCGTGTTAATAGGTGTCCCGAGCCCGGATGCCCGAACGTGTTCCGTCTGTTCCGTGTGATACTGGATCAGCGCGGGAGCCAGAAGCGTCCTGCACAGGTTTTCCTTTCCGGTGCCGACCACCGTAGGAACCGGCGCGTCAATATCATGTACGCGGGGCGCCTGTCCCTTGCGCTCTCCGTAGCCAGTAGGTACAATAAACGGCTTTCCGCTGCGGACGGTGAACTTGTCCACGCCCCGGATAATCCGCCGCATGGTGTTCTTTGCCAACGGACGCACAGCTTTCAAGCCGTATCTTTCCATGATCTCCGCCTTGGATGCAAATACCGACGGGCAGGGCAGCGACCAGTCGATGATCTCCGATGCACAGCGCCACTTTGGCAGTCCATCCGCGCCGGTTTTGCTGTGAGTAGGCTTCGGCCAGACAATGGGCTTTCCGTCACAGCGGGCGATCATGTAAAACCGCTTGCGGGAAGTGGGTGCACCGTAGTCCGCCGCAATTAGCTCCCGGAACTCCACAGTGTACCCCAGCGCCTCAAGTTGGCTAATAAACTGCCGGAAGGTCGTACCAGCCAGCTTCTTCACTGGCTTCCCCTTCCGCACCGGCCCCCACGTCTGGAACTCCTCCACATTTTCGAGGATAATGACGCGGGGTCTTACCTCCGCCGCCCACCGCAGGGTGATCCACGCAAGTCCGCGAATTTTGCGATCCACCAATGCCGCGCCTTTGGCTTTGGAAAAGTGCTTGCAGTCCGGCGAGAACCACGCCAGCCCCACAGGCCGCCCACGGCACACGGTCTTTGGGTCTACGTCCCACACAGACGCTTGCAGATGCTCCGTGTATGGGTGGTTTGTCTTGTGCATCAGGATTGCCGCCGGATCATGGTTGATGGCAATCGCCACCGCCATGCCCGTTGCAATCTCGATACCTGTTGACGCCCCGCCGCCGCCGGCGAAATTATCCACGATGATCTCTCCGGTCATCGTCTCTTGTGCAAAAATCATATCAATCTCCAAACACCACGCCGCACTCGTCCTTTAGCACGTCCTTGATGTGCTTCCGCTTGATGCGGCCCTCGTTGATCTCCTCCGCCAGCTTCTCCAGGCACTCATACAGATACGTGATGCTGTGGGTGTCCCGGCTGTCCGCTGTCTCCTCGAATACGTGCCAGCCGCATTTGTCCATCAGCACCATTGCCACCATGTCCATGTTCTCCCGTGTGCCTTGCAGCTTGCCACGCATAAAGATGCGGTCGTCCCTGCTCAAATGCTGCTTGCCCATGTCAATACCTCACTCCGATGTAGTCCAGCACCCGCGCATAACCAAGACCGTCCTTCGTGGGCTTCCATAGCCCGTCCGTGTCGAATGCCCCGCCGCCGATGCAGAACGCATAGTGCTTCGGGTGCGTCAGCTTCATGCGTTCAAAGCGGTTTGTGCCTTTTTCGAGATGACTTCCAAATCCGCAGAACATGCAGCCCGTGCGTTGGCATCCCGTGCAGTGCAGCTTGCAGTCGATCAGCGTCGCGCCGTAGTCGTTCTCGCCGTCGCTGGCCACGATGTCGCCGTACACGCTGGCGTAAAAGAGATGGTTGTCTACGATGAACCGAAGCACGTCCTGCTCCGTCCAGAAACTCATGGGCTTAGATAAAGGCCTCCTTCCTTCAAAGGCGTTGCAGCCGGTTTCGCGCCATTTTTGCATCCGCAAAAGACTTTCCTCCGCCATTGTTGCCGTCGTGGGCTTGACATCCGCTCGGTGCTCATAGCTCTTTGATGGGGACTTTTTCATAATTCCACAACACTTGTCGGATATGAGAAATGGAGCCGAAAGCAAATACCCCCACTTTTCACAGTTGTACATGCTCTTTTCCCCATCGGCGCGTAAGACTTCCCCACGCAATAGCTTCATACTTCGGCTATCTGGTGATCGCCGCGCGGTTTCTATCCGGTGCGCCACATCTTTTCCTATGACGCTGTACCCGTACTTCGTCACCACCTGCCGAATGTTCATCTTCGGGCGTAGACGGTGAAGGTTTACGGTCACGCGGGGAAACTCCCTCCGCAACCAGTCGGCGTACTCATTGACGAACTTCTGTATCTCCGGGTACTCCAACCCGGTGTTCACAAACACCAAGTTTAGCTCCCACGGCGGTGTCCTGAAACTCGACAGGTACCGCGCCGCCAGATACGCCAGCACCGTGCTGTCCTTGCCACCGGAAAAGCTGACATAGCACCTTCCGCCCCATGCGGTGTACCATTCGTCCAGCTTTTCGTAGGTCAGTATCTCCTTGTCCTGCACGTCCAGCGCCATCAGTTTCTTCGCCGCCTCATTCGTCAGCGGCTGATTTGTGCGCTCCACGTCACACCTCCTGTATAGCGAACCCGTACCTACTGCGGAACAGCTTTGCTTTCATAGCATACTCGCGGGTACGCATCCCCTTCACGTCCTCCACCACCGGCAGCCAGTACCGCTGGCCGTAGCTGTCAGGAGCCGTTTTGCGCTCGTACACGAAGTCCGCGATGTAGTCGATACTTTTCACACGTTCGCCCTCAAACGTCGTGTACGCCTCTTGCAAGCAGTACCGCACCTGCAATTTCAGCCCCCGTATCTCCCCGGCCTTTTGCAGAAGCATCAGCGCGTCGTAGCGCTCCGCCTCCTTCTTGCTGTCGAAGGTCAGCTTCCCGCACTTGGTCTTCTGCGCCTTGTATTTACCCGGCTTCCGCATCTTCTCCATGACCTGCTTCTGCGCCGCAGGACTAAGCCGCGCCAGATCGTCACTTTTCAATCCCATTCTCCAGTCCTCTTTTCTCCAATCCTCGTTTGTTCATCGTATACCGCAGCCTTGCGGTCTGCTTCTTCTGCTCACCGCAGCGTTCGCAGGTTCCGGGCGCCCAGATATACGGGTCGGGGGCAAATATGTACTCCAGCCACATAGCCCGCACACAGTCGGCGCACAGCCTTCCGGACGCGATCTCCCATGCGCCGTCGTTCATCTCAGTCTCCAGTTCTTCCCGCTGCCCGTCACGCTCATGGTAAATCCCTTTGCCCGCTCCGCAATGCGGGATCCTATCGCCTCATCCCAGTCCAATATCTGGCCTATCGTCCGCTCGGAGCTGATGATCGTGGCGCACTCCGGCTTTATGTACCGTGCGTTAAGTATTTCAAACGCAATGTTCCGGTCGGCCTCCGTCACGTTGCCCTTGAGAAAGTCGTCGATGTAAAGCACGCGGATGGTTTTCAGCTTCCCAACGGCCTCGGAGTACAGCTCCGCATCGTTTACCTTCGCCTTTATGGAGGGGATGTCTGCCCGCCACTGCATGTACCGCACTGGCAAGCCTGCCTCCATCAGCTTCCCGCAGATCGCCGTGCACAGGTGCGTCTTGCCGCTGCCGGGGTTCCCACCGGCATAGAACCACTTCCCGTGCCAGTCCGTGATATACGCCTCGGCCATCTGCTTGGCCTGCTTCTGCCACGTCTCCGCCGTCTGGTACGTCTCCAGCGTACAGCTTTCCAGCAGACCAGCAAGCCCACTTTGTTCAATGCGCCGCTGGTTGTCCTTGCGTATCTGGCAAGGGCAGCTCCGGGTCATAAGCTCCCCGGTAACACTGCGTGTGACCGTATAACCCCTGTCCTCGCAGTCCGGGCACTCAAAGTACGACTTCTCCGGGGATATTCCATTTTTTCGCAGTTTCTCCAGCACTGCCGTTACATCCACCTCCGTGTTCCTCCTTCCATCTCGTCTCCCAGCTCCGCACAGCGGCTTTCCAATCCTTCATGTGGTTTTTACCCACCATCCAGCCCTTTTGCTCGTAAAAGGCCACAAACCGCTCTGCGTTGACGTGGTAGCCCTGCGCCTTCACATAGGCAGACACATCATCAGCGGATGGCGGTGTGAAGCGCGCCGTGCGTGTATCACTCTTGCCATCGTTAGATGGCAGAGTATCGGTATTGGTATCGGTCTTGGTTTCGGTATAGCCATTTTTGCCATTGGCAGAGATGGCTTTGCTATTTTTGCCATTGGCAAAAATGCGTTTGCCATTTTGCCATCTTGCAGCCGCTCCAGCTTTACCTGCTTCGCTCCGTACTACAGACACTTCCTCGTAGCTTGCTTTAAACCGATCCTCCTGAGACATAACGCGCTTGGCGTAAAATCTCTCATTGCCACAGAGCGCTATCCGCTCTCCCGTCATGCTGTATGCCAGCAATGCCCGCGTTAGCCGACCGAACTCTGCATCGTTGAGTGCTTCCATCTCCTCTAAATAATCATAGGGGAGTGCAGCATAGTTTCTTGCCATTGCGCCACCTCTCACTCCTTTGGCGATACGCCTATGACGTACACCCCGCGCTCTTTGTCCAGCTTATATTGAACGGTGTAGTCCGTAAGACCTTTTGCCACAAGCTTCGCGGGTATCTCCAGGTGATAGCCCCACAGTGTGTCGCAGTCCTCACGCTTCTCGCCGAACTGTACGGCACAGGCGGCGTAATGGGCATCCACCATGTCACTAACGGCTTTAATGGCCTTGCCCATATCCGTAAGCCGTTCCCGCTGCCGCTGTACGATGGTCTGGAGGTGCGTGTTTTGCCGCCGCAATGCCTTGATCTCGTCCTGCATCTTACCCATTCATGCCACCCCCTTTAGAACGGAAAATCGCTGTCGTCCTCGTCCATCTCCACGAACTGGCTCTTGCCATCCGTCCTGGGCGGCATGCCCTGCGCGTCCTCGTTCTTGCCGCAGAAGTGGACACGATCGACTGTCATCTCCGTCACGCTGCGGTCATTCCCGTTCTTGTCCTGGTATTCGCGGGTGGACAGCTTGCCCTCCAGAAGGATTTCCTTGCCCTTGTACCAGTATTTGCAGATCAGCTTTGCCGTGCCCTGCCACGCCACGCAGCTCAGGAACAGCTTCGTCTCCCTGTCCTTCACCGTCTCGCTCCACGCCACGCGGAAGCTGCACACCGCCGTACCGTTGTTGGTTCTCCGCATCTCAGGATCCGCACAGAGCCGTCCCTGCAAAATCATTCTGTTTACCATGTCAAATCTCCTTACAAATATGATTTCCCAAATTCTCGCCGGAAGTCCTCTTCCGTCCAGCCATGCTCCTGCATGGCCTTAAGCTGTCCGTACCGCCGCAGCCTGCGCATCTGTTCGCCGCTGCGGTGTACTGCCGTCTTTCCGTTCCTGTGACACCTGTTGCCGCACAGGTACACAACAAGGCCGTATTTCTCGCTCTTCTTGCGGTTCGCACCACCCAGAAGATGATGCTTCTCTAACGGATCGCTTGGGTCATTCCTGCCGCACAGGAAGCACCGCTTGTCCTCCATTGCTTACCACCGTCCCGTCCCATTCGTATTCCGGGCAGCTGTGTATGGCGTAGCTGTGCATGCAGTACTTGCCGCCGCCGCTTCCGTGAAATTTTACCGTCGGCGTGGCGTCCCATCCTGGCACCGGCTCCGGGTTCTTCTTCGTCCAGCTGCAATCGCCGTAGCACTTCTTGCATGTCCGGCATGGCTGCATGTTCATCGCCCCCATGTACTCACCTCTCCCCACCGGCTCACCAGCGCATCCAGCTCTGCCGGCGTCATAGTCTCAATTCCTGCGCTTTTGCAATCCTGCACAACGGCGTCTATCAACCGCGACATCTGCTCCGTGTCGTAGGTACTGCTTCCGTACCATACTGTCACGGTCACGCAGCCCTTCAGCTTGCTTGGGAACGTCTCTGCCATCCAGCCGATCCCGTTCCGCTCCCATGCCCTGCAAAACGGCTCCGCCGCCTTTTCCCGCAGGCACAGCACATCGCTAACGCCGCCGATGTTCCGTATCTCCTGCAGGTACACCTCCTGCTTGGAGATGCCGTAGTGTGCCGCCAGCCTGTCCAGCAGAACCCAGCAATAGGCGTTGGCATCCAGGCTCCGGCCTTTCCCCTTGATGGTCACGTTGTACTCCTTGTCTGGCTTCATGGCGTCGCACACGTCCATAGCGGTCTGCGGCGACTTCACACGCAGCGCCAGCCACGCACCATCACTGTCCTGCTGCCACCTCGACCCGTTAACCGTTATCTGCTGCATGGTTCTTCTCCGCTGCGTTGGCCGCCTTCATGCAGCCCCAGCACAACCGCTTGCCGTATCTGTCGATGGACTTGTCTGCGATGTCATCCGGGGAATACCTCACGCCCTGACACGTCACTCCTTTGATGGGAATACCGCAGCTCTCGCAGATGACCTCGCCCTTTTTGGCAGACTTCTGCTCCTGCCGCTTCACCTCGTCCGTGTCCGCGTCCTTTGTATCATCGATGCAAAACAGCCCGTTCAGCGCGTACTTCCTGGCATAGCTGGATGCCATGCCGGTGATCTGGCTGTCATCCATGCCCTTCTTGTCCTGCGGCTCTCTGGCGTATGCGTCCGCTTCCACAACACCGTCACCCTCCTGATCGGCAAGCGTGGCCGTAGCAACAACGTAAAACCGACCGGAAATCTCACGAACCGTGTCATTCAATATCAGCGTGGCATTGTTCTTGATGCACAGCGGCTTTACCGCCTCCAGAATGTCCTCGCAGCTGCGGTAATTGTACTTAGCAAAGCTGTTGTACTGCCCCTTTGGCGCTTTGAGTTCCTGCTGGATTGCCGCCAGTTTCCCATAGATATTCAGTCCCATCACTTCACCCCCATGTTCATCCGCTCGGCGATCTCCGCGCCGTCCACCGCAACACCGGCTTTCAGCAGCGGGGCAATGTCGCTCTTGGATACCGTGGGCGCTGCATACGTCACCTTGCCGTCATAGCCGTTGTCCATGCACCACCGCACCAGCTCCTCCATGTTGGTGATCTCTACCGCCGTGCTCTTACGGTAGGTAACGGAACACTTTGCCGTCTGGAAGGGGTGCCCGTCCAGCGCCCGGTCAACGTAGTCCCACAGCCGGTCACGCTTGCGCTCCATCGTGCGGCGGCGCTCCGCCAACTCCTTTTCCTCGTCCCGGATGGCCTTTGCCTCTGCGTCCAGGCTCTTAGCCCAGCACACCATGTTCTCAATCTTGTGATCCCTGTCCATCTGCAGCTGCTCAAAAGCATCGTAGTCAAGCAGCTCACCGGTCTCCGGGTCGATCAGCGCCTCCAGCGCCTGGTCAATGTGATACAAACTCAAGCTCATTTCTTTTCCTCCCATGCGTCCACCGTTCGTATGCAGCCATCGCACCCAACGGTTTCGCCGTAAATATTCTTGTACAGGGTATCTGTTTCCTCGCCGCACACGGGGCATCGCGGAACCTTGTAATCTTTCGGTTCTGCCGGCCTTTCCGGCTCCCAGTATTCCATTACGCTTCTCATACCGGCCTACCAGCCGCTTTAAGCACGTCCCGCATGGGCTTCCGCGCCTTGAGTATGGACATAGCCCGCGCCGTCTCCCGCCTGTATTGCCGCCACAGGTCGCTCAGCTCGTCACTCTGGTAGTATCCGTCCCCGTCATTGCAGATCATCAAGCCCTGCTTCTTTGCCTCGGCCACGGCCTTTCGCATCTTCCGGTCGGTGGTGTGCAGCGCCGCCGCCAGGTCTTCCCGGCTGATGGCGTTCCTGCGCCCGCTGGGTATCAGACCGGCGATCCGCTCCGTCTCCGCCGTCCGCTGGGGAATGTCGGCTTTCTCGTCCTCGCCGAACAAATACGCCCTGCTTGTCCGCAGCGCCGTCTCCAGCGCTGTCATGACCTCCTCTGTGGGCAGGCACGCGCCGTTTTCAAACCGGCTCACCATGCTCACGTCCATCCGTTGGTCTGCCAGCTTCAAAATGCCGCTGACCGCCTCCTGCGTCAGCCCCAGCTCCAGCCGCCGTTCCTTCAGTCGGTTCATTTCTGTACCTCCACCCATTGACCGTTCTTAACGGTGTACCAAACGCCGGGTTTCAGCGTTTCACCATCCACGATGCCAGCAAGGATGGAGGCGATCTCTCCATTACCCCTACGCTCTACGCAGACAATAGCGTTGCCGATATCACCCATAACGAGGCCAAAAAAGCCGGTTGTCATAGCCACACAATATTTGCCGGTGGCGGATGCTGCGCCCCTCCAGCCGGTGGCAGATGCTGCGCCCCTCTCACCGGTGGCGGATGCTGCGCCCCTCTTACCGGTGGCAGATGCTGCGCCCCTCTCACCGGTGGCGGATGCTGCGCCACTCTCGCCGGTGGCAGATGCTGCGCCACTCCAGCCGGTGGCAGATGCTGCGCCCCTCCAGCCGGTGGCAGATGCTGCGCCACTCCAGCCGGTGGCAGATGCTGCGCCACTCTCGCCGGTGGCGGATGCTGCGCCACTCTCGCCGGTGGCAGATGCTGCGCCACTCCAGCCGGTGGCGTGGTTTTTCTTCTCGTCGTTCGCTTTCTTGATTGCGTTATCAAAACCGCACTGTGCCTTAACGTACTCCACCTGTGCTTTGACCAGCCCCGGAATACCGATCTCCGCGCTCAACGTCAGCTTCTTGCCGACGCGCTTCGTGTCATTGCTACGCTTCTCACTGCTGGCATCCTCCAGCTCCGCTTCAAAATACCGGGAGCCATCACCGGGCACGTAGTAACCCAGAACATCCAATGGCATTTCGCAGGCATGCAGCCCATTTTTGCACAATTCAATATCGCCATTGACCTCCGCCGTCTTGCCAAGCTCATACTGGAATCCACGGCATTTCATGTCTTTGTCTGTTGCCTTGTAAACCTTCATCGTCTCCACTCCTTTCCGATTTTCCTCCGCATTGCCTGCTCCAAGCTGCGCCACTTCCCGGCCTCTACAATGTTGGTATCCTGCACCGCCTTTGCCACGCGCTCATACTCTGCGTTCCGCTGCGCTTCGTACCTTGCCCACGCCGCGCAGTTTCCGTGGCACCCGACTTCGCGCCGGTCGCACCGCACACCGCAGGGCGGCACAATCATACTCATTCCCACTTCACCAGCGCTTTCACAACACCGGCCTGCGCCGCGTCCTCGTGGCTCATCAGCACGTCCACCGTGTAGCCGTACACACCGGTATCGGCTGCTATGTACTCCTTGCCTCCCAGCGTCACGGTGCTTCCCAGCGGAATGACGTCCGGATCTACCGCTACCGCCTCGCCGATGCGCACCCACCGACCGGAGGCCGTCAGCACCTTGCCGTCCCGCTGGTTCATGTGGGCGTAGGGTGTGCAGCAGGCGCAGTACCCGGTGATGTCGCATACGATCAGGTTCTCCGGTTCCTCGGCGACCGGCGCCGCTGTCATGACCGGATCCGCTGTGTGCCCCGGCTCGTCCTCCACCTCCGGCAGCGTCAGGCACCACGCCAGAAACGCCAGCAGCATCACCCACAGGACGATTGCCGCCGCCCACAGCCGCCTGCACCATCTTCTGGTGCGGCATAGCCGGGAGTATTCCCGCGCCCGCCTGTTCCGCTCTCTCATCGCCCCAGCGCCTCCACGCCCTTGACGATAGCCCAGCTCAGCCACGCCGCGCCGATAAACGCCAACGTCCATGCAAACCACGTCATTTCGCACCTCCGATCATCATCAGTTTCTCCTCGTCCGTGAAGTGCAGCACGCTGTCCAGCGCCCACACCTCCTCGATCGACCACTTGGTCTTTCCGTTCATCCGGTAGGACATCTGCGTCTCTGTCATGCCCACAGCCTGTCCCAGCTCCTTGTTGGTACGGATCAGCGCCCGTCCCATCGCACCGCGTACCGCGCTCTCAAACCCGCGCCTCCGCTTCGCCGTCTGCTGCGGCCTCAACATTTCTTTCCCTCCTTGTGTGGTGTCATCCAGCCGGTACCGGTGTATCCGGTGAACTCGTGTCCCATGCCCTGCAAAGCACCCCATAGCCAGTACACGTTACATCCAAACACCTGTGCTATCCGCTTACACCTGATCCATGAGAGATATGTCGTGTCTCCCTGTTCGTATCGCCGATACGTTTCCTCGCTTATACTGGCTGCTCTGGCAACGCCTGCCGCCGTCAGGCCGGCTCTCTCACGCAGCTTGCGTAGGATGTTTTCAGCACTTCCGTCCTCCGATGTCGACATCTCCCGTGGCCTCAACATTTCTTCTTCCTCTCGATGATGGCATCCAGCGCATTTTCCATGCGCTTCTGGATGTCCTTCGGCTTCTTCACGCCGTTCAGGATCTGGCACACATACGCCTTTCCGACCCCCAGCTCTGCGCCCAGGTCGGAATAGGTAATGCGGTTGTTGTGCATCCTCCCGATCAGTCGTCCCGTCCATGCTTCCGGCATTTCTTTTCTCCTTTCAAATTTATAGTTGCAAAAGTTTACTTTTCGTGATACCATAAAGTTGCCACACATCATGAATCACGAGGTTCTTATGACCAAATACGATCTTCTTTCCGTCCTTCTGGACAACGGCGGCGAAATGGAACAGTCCCAACTGTTGAACAAATTCCTGGACAACCAAGTTACCGCCGGGGGCTTTTTCCAAATGCTTCTGGATGACCGCTGCATCAAATGCGGCAAAGAGCCGTGGTCAACTGTCTCCATCACATTCAAAGGCAAAGCCCTTTACTCACAGTTTGATCAGGAAAAGAAAGACCACGACGAGGAACGCGCCTACATTCGAGCCGTAAATCACAGCTCTCGCAATATCGCAATAATAGCCGCGTGCGCTGGTGTTATCGCCGCCGTCTTGTCTTTTATCCAACTCCTTATGCTCCTTCGGGGATAACCGCTGCAGATGGCTCACCAGCACCCAAATGTTCCCGATCAATACAACGGTGCAGTACAAAAAGGCTAATACCGCTCCTGCGCCCATTCTCTCACCACCTCTCTTTGCAAACGCTAACATATTCAACTTGCAAACATATAATAACGCTATCTAAGTAAACCGTCAAGCCAAAAGCGCAAACTAACGCAACTTTGGCTGATTGTACAAAATATGTCGAGGTAATTTGTATGTTTTTTCAAAACTTCCTTCGCTTATGTAACAGCGTAAATAAAAAGCCGTCATCTGTTGCACTTGATTTGGGCATTGCAAAATCAACTGTTTCCCGTTGGAAAGAGGGTTCCGCGCCTCATCCGGCAACGCTTCAAAAACTGGCCGACTATTTTAACGTTCCTGTGGAATCCCTGACCGAAGAGCAAAAAGAAACCGCGCCCACCGTTACCGATGAGCGCGATTTTGAAATGCTGTCTTTGCTGTCCCGCCTTACGCCGGAGCAGAAGAAGATGCTTCTTCTCCAGATAAAAGGGCTTTTGCCGCCGCAAGAATAATGTCTTTCTCCGCCTCCCCCAGCTGCACAAACAGGTTTATCAACTCTCTGTCCATTTTCTTCCCCTTTCTTACGTCAAATCGTCCAATTTATCTCCAGCGTTTTATTCAGTTGTACTAAAATCCCCGCCTTACACTTGCAATTTCTTCACCAAGTTATATAATAAGTGCCAGAAAGGGGGTGTGGTTTTGTGGATAATTCCACGGAAGATGCCGGAACTGTTCGCTATCAATTAAAAAATGTGCCGCCGACAAACCTATTTGGTGACCAGCAGAATCATATCGAACAATGCAAACCCGCCCCGAAGCCGAAGAAAAAAGTTTTGTGGATAATTATTTTATGCCTTTGCCTCTTTGTCGGCGGATTTTGTTATGGAGATTCCGTCGGATACGAGCGGGCAAAGGACGAATGGTACCACTACGGATACAAAGACGGCGAGAAAGCCGGATATTCGAAAGGGAAAACAGCCGGTTACAATTCAGGTTATACAAAGGGGTACAACACGGGGTACAGTAACGGATATAATGCTGGGTATGAAGACGCCCAACCATCATACAGTTATACGCCATACGTTGATTACACAGTTTATATTACGGTAACAGGCTCCAAGTACCACAGGTGGGGATGTCAGTACCTGCGCTCAAGCTGTTATTCCATTTCACTGACCGACGCAATCGCCAGCGGATACACGGCATGTTCCGTGTGCAGCCCATAGTTTAGGCGCCCCCGCCGCCTCCGCAACGGCGGCGGGGGCTTACAGCAGACACACCAACCATCACGCCTGCCTGCTGCGGCTTTACCGTAGCAGTTTTAAGTTGGGTCGGTCAACGCCAAAAAGGGGAAACCGCGGTTTTCTCGCAACAGAATTAGGATAATTGACCGCCAAAAAGGGGAAAAGAGGGAAAAAATGGAAGATACGTTAAAGGAATTGTGCCGCGAAGCACGGGATCGACAGAATATCACCATTCAGGACTTGGCAGACGAAACCGGAATTTCCATATCCACCATCGGAAACTTTTTTGCTTCCAAATCCAAAGCGCCCAACGTCTATAATGCCGGCGCCATCTGCGCCACCCTCGGGGTGTCTCTTGACGAATACTTCGGGATAGAGCCGGTCATAACTACAGAAGATGAATTGGCGCAGGCCAACGAACAGCTTGCGCATCAAAAACAGATCCATGACGCCGATGTGCATATAGCCCGTCTTGAGGGTGGCATAGAGCAGATGAAGAAAACCATTGAATACCAGCGCAAGAAAGTAAGGGACACCAAATTTGCCATTTATGGCCTTATGCTCTTGTGTGCCATATTTATGGCTGTTATCGTGGGATATATTTTTTTTGACTACTGCGTCCCTAACCAGGGACTTATTCAGGGAGGGCAGGCCGGTGTATTCGCATGGCTCGTCTTTTTGTTGCTTGCCGCCGGTATCGGCATATTTGCCGCTGTTTTTATCATGTACTTGCGTTACGCAAGGAAACACACACCAGACTTCGACGAATAAAACATTCGTTCTATTTTACACAGACATTGTACATCACAAGTTTCTTGTTTTCAAGTGTCGAATTTCACAAGATTCTTGTTATCTTCTTGTATACAATCCCCATTGGAGGTATCTATGAAAATCCCAAAAGCCACACAGCTGCCATCCGGCAACTGGAACGTCAACATTATGATCGACGGAAAACGCATCTCCGTCACCGCCCCCACCAAGCGCGAGGCGGAAAACGAAGCCGCCGCCCTGAAATCCGGTGCCAAAGAGCACACTAAGGCGGAGCGCGTTTCCCTTACCGCCGCCATTGACGACTACATTGAAAGCAAAAGCGCCGTCCTCTCTCCGGCTACTGTCCGCGGCTATAAAACCGCCCAGAAAAACAGGTTCCCGTCCCTCATGAATCGTGATGTACGCACCATCACCAAACAGGACGTGCAGCTTGCTGTCAATGCGGAATCTAAGGCCGTCTCTGCCAAAACCGTAGCCAACGCCTATGGGCTCATTCGCCCCGTACTGAAGGAGTGCGGCGTGGACGTGTTCGGCGTCCGATTGCCGCAGGTGCAGAAGCCTGTCAAGAAATACCTCCAACCGGAGGACATCGGAAAACTGGTAGAGGCCGTCCAGGGCGATTCCTGCGAGATCCCAATCTTGCTGGCCGTCTGGTTGGGTATGCGCCGTTCCGAGATCGTGGGTTTGTGCTGGGACTGCGTGGACACGGAGAATAACCTTCTGCATATCCGCCGCGCCGTTGTCCCAGACGAACACAATAAATGGGTGCAGAAGGACACCGCAAAAAATCTATCCTCCCAGCGTACCATAGACTGCCCGGACTATATCATGGATAAAATACGCCAGCTTCCGCACCGTCCCGATGGCCGCCTGTTTGCTATGCACCCCGACACTGTCCGAAAGCATATCCACCGCGCCTGCGACCGCGCCGGAATTCAGGATACCACCGTCCACGGCCTGCGCCACACCAATGCCGCCGTTATGAAGTCGCTGGGCATTGACGACCGCATCGCAATGGAGCGCGGCGGCTGGAGCTGCGAAAGCACTTACAGAAAGACATATTCCTATGTGTTTGACAGTGCTAAGACCACCGCAAACACCGCCATCAACGACTACTTTTCAGCACGAATTACAGATGAAATTACAGATGTAAAATAAAAAACCGTGTATTTATGCGCCGTTCCAGCTTTTTTCTGTCGGGTTCAAATCCCTCCTTCCGCGCCAAAGAGAAAACCGAGGAAACACAACGTTTCCCCGGTTTTTCCTTTGTTTTCAACGCTTTCCGGCTTTTACCCTTTTGCGTTTATCTTGCGGTAATTACGTCCCATCTGCAAAAATCACAAGAAAATTACATACGAATTACAGATGAAATTACAGATGAAATTCGCCCGTCAGGCGTTCTCCATGACGTGCACGGCCTGCCGCAGCGCCTCTTTCACCGTGGGGTCGTCCGTGTCCTGCATCATGCGCTCGATGGCCTCCTTGCCGCGGCTTTCGCGGGAGTATCCATCGTCGCGGGAATACCGCCCCATAGAATCCCTCTTGCGCCGGTACGAGCTGCCGCGCCCATACGTACCCCGGATGCTCGCATCCCAGTCGCCGCCGCGGGAATACCCATCCTCGCGGGAATACCCATCGTCACGGCTGTACCCGCCGCTCTCAAACATGGCAATCTTGTCAATGTTCTTGATAGAGGCCGTCAGCTTGTGGATCACGTCCAGCTCCCCGGTGCCCATCTCCTGCTTGCCGGCATACTCGGAAAGCTCGTCACACAGCATCTCGCGGATGCCAAAAAGTTCTTTCATGTTCATGTCGTCCCTCCTCTCACGCAATTCTCTCAACGGTCAGATTGCTGTTGGCAAAGCTGACCGCCTGCGTACTGGTGTTCTTCATGGCGACCGTCAGGCAGCAGCCCTTCGGAACGCACACCTGCGCGGAAACGTAGATATTGAAATAGTTTTCCACAGCAGCAGGCGTCACCGTCGCTGTGGCGCTGGTCAACGCCTCGCCGTTGACGGCCAGCGCAGCGGTGATGGCTCCCACGGCGCCGCCGGTGGGAATGGCGATGTTGCCGCCGTAAGTGACTTTGTACAGCGCTCTGCACTGGTTCGTCATCCCGCGCAGCGTCACTACCCCGGCTCCATCACGGTGCACGATGCACGGCTTGCTGTTGACCGCAGTTTCCGTCATAGGCACATTCTGGCCAGCGGGAACAATCGCGATTCCGGGATTCACGTATTCAGCCATTTTTCTTCTCCTCCTTTTTCCAAGTAGTTGCCGCAAAGGGGGAAATGAAGCCGGATGCAAGTACATCTGTATAGCTTGGCTTAAAAAGATTGTCCGCCTTATGCAGCAGATCAGCATAGTTTGTGAGTTCAACCATGCTCATTTCGGACTTATCCATAGCGGCAAGATGGTCTACAAATTCTTGTTTCAGCTCGTCAATCGTTTTCATGAGTTCAGTCCTTTCTAAAAATACAGCGGCGGAGCTATTGCCCCGCCGCGTTGGTGTCAGTATCAGCACGGGGCTGAACAGTTCGGAAATCTCGAACAGCTGGTGCTATGCACTTTTCAGCAGCCGCAGCCATTGCAGTTGTACTGATTGCCGCATCCGGTGTACTGGTATGGAGCAGGGACGCTGAACGAAGGAACGGGGCGCGGATTGTAATACGCAAACTGTGCGCTAACATAGTTGCGCATATCAAGCGTCTGAGCAGACTGAGAGGCCGCGAGGTCAGCAGCAAAAAGACGCTGGTTCTGTTCAGCAATCTTCGCGTCCTTCGCAGCGATCTCCTGCGCAGTGAGACGCTGATCGATGCTACGGAAGCCGCAGTTCATTGCATCAATGATGTCCCGCGTCGTGTTCTGCACGGTGTTGCGGGTATCGCACGCCTGCGTCGCCATGTCGTAGCGCACCTGAGCGATAGCTGCACGGTTTTCGCAGCAACAATCAGCGGCCTGCATCTGCATGGCGTTGAGCTGCTGCATCAGCGCCGCCTGCTGGTTGCTGCGGGAAAGCTCGGCCTGTGCAAAGCCGTTTGCCATCGCCATGTTGGTGCCGTTGACAAGCTGCGCCTGCTGGTAAAACCCGTCGCAAAGGCCCTGATTTACACTCTCGATCTTGCGCTCGACATTGGCAAAATCAGAGGTCAGCACATAACCGTCCACCACACCGCCGTTGCTGTTGTTGCCGTAGCCGTTACGGCCCCAGCCAAACAGCAGGATGATAAACAGGATGACCCACCATCCGTTTTCGCCGCCAAAGCCGCTGCCCATCATGCCGGTAGGGGCCACAGGCATGGTCATGGTGGGACTGCCGTCAGTAATTGCCATTGTTGTCACTCCTTTCGGATAAAGATGTATTTCATCAAATCGTGGCCACGATATTGATCACAAAAGGTTCTGAAACTGCCGCGCCATCGCCTGTGCCCGGTTCAACTGCTCCTGCGTCAGCGCGCCGCTCTGCAGCATCTTCTCTACCTCTGCTTTCGGGTCGCCCTGAAAGCTCGTTTTGAACTGCTGAAACTTTTGCACCAGCTGCCCAAAATTGCCCAGCGGGTTCACGTTCCCGCCCATCGCCTGATAAAACGGATTACTCATCGTCTTCGTCCTCCTCCACCTTGCGTTTCTTCTTGCCCTTCATTTCGCCCACAAGAGCCGCCAGCGCGTCGAACTCTTTACGAGTCACATATTCAGGTGCGGGCGCTTTCTGCGATTCAGGCGCGTTTGCAAGCCGCTCCACAAGGTCATATACCTTCAGCGTCGGCTTTCCGCTGGCGTCGGCCTGCTTTAGGTACACCGTGGGCGCCGTACTGTCCCAAAGAGCCACCGCTGCATTAGGTGCCACCATCCAGCTTCTTGCCTCCTGCTCACCAGACACCCACTGCACGCCGCTCTGCGGTATGGGGGTTTGCATCTGCGGCATCTGCTGGGGCATCATCTGTTGCTGCCTGAGCTGACCGAGGTTGTCCGGCATCGGCGCCATATAGGGGTTTCCGTAATAGGGGTAGTTCATTCCTCATCCGTCCTTTCCCAAAAATACAAAGGTGTTTCGGCTCCGGAATCCCACGTGTCATGCCAATCTCCGTCTATCACGCACACCACGTGGGACACCAGCGCCAGAAGATATGTACCACGCGGGTGTTCCCTTGCGAAGTCGCCCACGGAATAACTGTCCGGGTAATCCTCCGGGATAATATGCCGTCTAAATCCCAGTTTTTTCAGGTACGCGCCCCATACATTGTTGGCACTGGGCATATCCGCCAAAGCCAGCCCCTGCATACACAGCTGCACATACGTCTCATGCCATCCCTGCCCCGTGGCCTTGCAGATAGCCCTTACCGGGCAATCCCCCACGTTTTTCCCCGCTGGGTTGGGGTTGTAGCGCACGAACATCACGACCACCTCTCTTTGATGTAAGCATACAGGGATATGCCCGTTTCAAAGTGGCGATAAAGGGGCTGAAAAGTGCGCGTAAAAAAATCAGCCAACTCTATTGCACTTTTTTATATTCCGCTGTATAATCAGGCTACACACCACTAACGCCGCCGTACCCCCTTTCGGCGGCAAATAAAAAGCCACACCTTTTCAGGTGTGGCTTTTTTCCGCGTTCAGCCCGTCTGCAATTTTTCGGTATGCCCTGCGCCGGCATCGTTTTACCACGTCCACAGACACGTTCATGCGAAATGCCTGCTCCACGCAGCTCCGCCGCCGCACATCGCACTCCGCGATGCACTGGGCTTCCTCCTGGGGTAACTCAAAAGATTGGATCCATGCGATAGCCCTCTTGGGTGCCATGCCCTGCAGCATGGCGCGAATTTCCCTGTGCTCCTGCTTCATCCTGCTTACGCAGGCCTGCGGATCGCCTTTCGGCGGGATGGTGCCATAGGATGGTTGCGCCTATCGCCCGTTACTCCTTTCGTTTATTGGTTCCGCATTTTGCGAAGTTCCTGCTGTACCAGCGCCTTGTTGTAGTGGATGATCTTTTTCCCCACGCCCATTGCGGAGAATAGATATTGCCGCTGATCGCTTGTCAATCCGCCAATGGAATAGATTTGCTCCATGACCAACAGCCCCTTGCTGTTTGCGATGGTCTCGCCGTTCTTGTCTTTCAGGGATTCCACGTCGCTTGTTTTCGCCCTTGCGATGACGTAATCGGTGGCGCTTATGCCCTTCTTTTCTCCGGCAACTGCCTTTGTCACCCACGATTCCGGCTCGTATTTGCTGACATTTGATTTTGCGATCTGGTCTGTAAGCGTATAGAGATCCTTTACGCACTGCACCTTTTCCTCATTTGTCAGCTTTTTGTACTCGGAATCCCTTGTCAAAGCTGTAAGACGCTTATACGCACCTTGCCCCTTTTGCTGGGCATACTTCACGTAATCGTCGGAACCGAGAGTGACCGACTCTCCATTGACAGTAAAGTTCTTGCTGGCTCTGCTGGGGAATACAGCTTCACCGGTGGCATTGTACAACCGCATGAGTTCCTTTTCCATCGGGCTTTCGTCGATCTTGGATGTATAGGCGGGATTGAGGAAGTTGTTGAACGCACGTTCTCCCGGCTTCCCCGTCAGCTCTGTTCTGCCCCATGCGTCGATGTATGGTATCTGGTTGTAATCCCAGCCGGGGATCCTCGCGCTGGCTTTGCCCACCGCATACTGCATATCAGGCGTGAGATACTTGTTGTTTTTGTTTGTGTACGTTGTGTAGCGCTTGCCCTCTCCGGTGCGTTCTGCCTGTCCCAGCAGAGTAGGGAACGCCTGTGTCAGGTAGCTGGTGGCGGCACTGGCAATCGCCTTGGGCAGCGCGGCGATACCATCACTCTTTGCATAACCTACAACGTCAAAGATGGCGTTCAGGCTTTGCAGACAGCTCATTTCGAGCAGCGGCTCCGACACATTGGAAATGGCTGTAAGCAGCTCGGAAAGCGTCAGAGATTCCTTTCCGCCGTTTGTCTCCTCCCACAGGTTTACACCGATAAACAGCGGCAAGCACTCAGGCGCCAGCCAGTCCAGCGTAATACTTGTGCCGTCCGGCAGCTCCAGCGAGTACGTCTGATGGCCTTGCAAATCTTCAAACTCGCGCTTGTCGTCGTCATCGCCGCCGTGCCCACGCAAAAGCGCCTGCGACGCAAGATACACGCCAAGCCCCAGCAGGCCGGTGCCTGTAAGCCCGGCAGAAATGGAATCAATGGCCTCTGCCCCTGTTTTCTTCCCGGTTCTCACGTCCCACAACGCTTGTTTAATGCCGTTCGCAAGCCCGAGAGGGCTGTACTCCACGCCGCGCATAAGAATGTTGGCGGGAGTTTTGCGGAACGGGAGTATGCCCTCGATAATGCCAGTGGCGATTTTCTCCACGCCGGTCTTGCTGCCGCGCCGCCTGCCGATCTCACTGACAAACTGCGAAAAGGCGTTGGTGTCGCGGTATGTGGCCTTTTGCGCTTCTTTAACGGCATACTTTCGCGCTTTTTCTATGCCCTTGCCCTCGGCGATCATCTCGGCGGTAATGCCATTCGCCTTGCAATACTGCGCCATAGCGTATGCGTAGTGCGGCTTGGAAAACCACATATCCTCCGTTTCAAGGGCGGCGCTGTTAAATCTTCTCGCTTTTTCCAGTCCCTGGCTTACCTGTTTAAGGCCCGGCATCTTGCTTTGGAAAATGACGCGCCCTTCCTCGATCGCTTTATTGGCGTTGGCAAACTCACTGTATTTCCCGCCGCCCATTGCCACGTCCTGAATTTTATCAAAGTCCGCAGCAGCAGCACTAAACAGCGCTCTCCCGCCTTTACCGGAGACAAATGCCTTGCTGCGGCTCAGCTTGCCTCCAGAAACTTTGTTCACGCCCGCTTCAATTCCTGTGGCGATGGCATTTTTTACCGCCACAACAGGGGCAAACCCGGCGTTGCCGACAATGTTTCGGATGTGTGTTCGCGCATTGCCCAGCATAGCCAGATACCGCCACGCGTTCCATTTGTCAATGAACCGGGAGGGCATTTGACGGCCAATGTCGCGGTAGATGTCGGTCAGAACGTTATCCCGCTCCGTCTGATCTTTCGCCCGCAAAAACCGCTCCGCCAGCTCCCGATCGATCTTGAGCTTAGGGGACTTTTTATCCCCGTACCGCTTGTTGATCTCCTCCTGCAAATTCTTTACGCTGCGCTGTACCTGATACAGCTGTGTCTCCGGGCTGAGCTTTTTCAATATGCGCGTGGCTTGCAGGGCTTGTGCTGCGCTGCGCTGGTGCTCCACCATATTGTTCAGTATGGTTAGCGCTGTAGCGGTGTCTCCACTGTTGGCTGCGTTGTTATACAGCGCCCAGCCCATCGCCGTGTTTTCCTTGGACACATTTCCTCTGCGCACGTTGTCTGTCCACGAGGTAAGCGCTTGCGCCCAGCCCACGTCCTTGATTTTTGTCTCTGCGTCAGAAATGGCCTGCTTGTCAGAATATGTCTCATAGGAGTATTCGCCGCGCAGGGCCAGCTCTTCGATGGTAGGGACGATCTCATCAGGCGTGGCGTTTGCTTCAAGTATCGTGCGTACCGTCTGCGACACCTTTTCCTTGTCACTGGTTTTGCGGGGGAGCCGTACCTGCCGTGTGGCATTTTCGCCCTCCGGGATTTTGCCGTATCTGCGAATATAGGTGTCGCGCAGATCCTCCAGCTCATCGGGGAGCCGCTGTGTCTCCCGCAGTTGAAATCTGGCACCCTCTACGCTGTTCACGGCATCCAGTCTGGCTTTTTCATCTCCGCTGGCATACTCGATCATCCGCACACCAGCGTTTTTCAACGCTGCCTTTACCTCCGCACTGGCATCGTTAGGGATAACCGCCGCCAACACTTCATCAAAACCTACGGCTCTTTGCGGCTTTGCCTCGAAATACCCGGTCGGCATATTGGAAATGTCTTCATACAGCTGCAGCACTTTTTCCGCCGTATCCGGTTTGATTTGCAGTGTGGGATATGTCCGCAGCTCTTTATCAATTCCCGCTACCGTCCGTTTTGTCCGCAGCGTCTCTACAATAGCCGACGCCGCATCGTCCGATGCGATAAACTCGTTCCTTGCTGCAGGATCCTTGATCTCGTTGGTCAGCTCCGCAAGGCGTTCAGAATACTTCTGCCGGATAGCGCTGTATTCTTCCTCGGTCATTTTCTGCAGCCGCCCGGAGTCGGCCTTGATCTCGTCAATAGAGCCGTAATCCTTTGACGCAACACCCCAAATTGCCTGGCCACCAAAGAATGTGTTGGCACCCTTCTGATCGCCTTGCTTCATCGCCTTAACAATGTTTTCCAGCGTGATCTCATAGTGCGTTGCCGAAAAACTCCTGCGATTGCCGGAGGATGTATAGTAGTCTTTCCCGTTGTAAATGCCCTCGTTTTTTACAACACCGTCAAACAGATTATCCAGCCATTGCTCGTACTCCTTCTGATTTACCTTGTCGCGGATAGCTTTGTTGGTGGCGGCCCTGTCCACTTCTTCCGTCACAGTTTCCGTGTTACCGGCCAGATATTTCCGCGTATCCAACATATACCGCATTTTTGCCGCAACGGTTTCTGCGTTTACCACATCGGCCGCATCCTTTGCAGGCAGCCCCAGCTTTTCGTAGTATTTTTGCAGTGCGGCGTTCAGCGCTTCGCCGTGTTCCTTGTGCCACAGTTTTCTTGCCGCAATAGGCGACTCGCCGCCCTTTGCGCGAAAATCGTTTACAGTGCTCTCCCCCAATTCGCGGATCAGGAACGATGCCATTTCCTGCTGGTTGTCATCCATGCGTGTGACTTCGCGCTTCATTACGTTTTCTACCGCACCCCGCCCGGTATCTTCCAGATAAATGTTCATCACGCGCGGGTCGTCGCGCATTGAGCTGATGATTTTATCTACGCCGCCCTTCCGGTTCAGCTCGTCCTCCAGCGTGTTTGCCGCAGAATATAAGGGGTCTGCAAAGCTCCTGCCTTTCGACCGCTCCATACGGTAAAACAGGTCGTGGATCTTCTTGGCGGATTTCTCATTCACCTCGTACTCAATTTGCGGGGCAGTTGGTGTCCATGCGTCGTAACCGTACACCTTGTTGCTGCGGAACAGCTGCGGGTCAATGGTGTCCTTGCTGAACACAAACGAAATGTCGCCGTACTCGCCGTGGCCTTCGTCTGCCTTTACGATGGCAATACTAGGCATGGGAAGTCCGCCCAGTTTTGCGGCATCCAGCAGGTTCTTTTCTGTCAGGTTATGCAACGCCAGCAGGTTTTTTGTTTCCTCCACAGGTGCTTTCAGTGAGAACTTCGGCTTGACATTTTCGCCATCGGTGGGTATACTATTAACAGAAGCATTCCCCAACAGAGCGCCGGAGTTTCCGGAAGAGCCAGCAATTCGGGGGGTGCTTCTTTCTTGCATTTTCCCGATATTGTAGACAATGCTCCCATCCTTACCCAGCGCAACGGAAATGCGCGTTCGATAATACTTTCCATCGAAATCCATGAAATATGCCGTTCGATAGTTCCAGCCGTCTTTTGCCATGTCCCCATGTCGTCCGGCTTCATCAAGAACAGTCTCCCCACCTCGTACAGATACCTTTATCAATTCGTCAATATGCGATGCGGCGTTTGCCTTTCGTTCAAAAGTTTCATCGCTCATTGTCTGTCCGTAATTATTATATCTGCTGCTGAGTTTTCCGGCTGACGTCCTCGTAAGAATGAGGATGTCCCCATCTTCGGCTATCAAGCGCACATCTTCATTGTTCCGGATTTTTCCGTTGATGTAGTTCTCCAATTGTTCGCTCCATGCCACAGGATCGTTGCCAAATAGCACTTGCCTGTCCGCCTGGACATATTTCATGCCATTGGGGAACTGATTGATCTGATACTTTGCACCGTCGCCCTCACCGGCGGCGGTTTTTGTTTTCTCCGCCTGCCGCTTCGCCGCGTCAAATGCTTCCTGCCACTTCTGCGCCACCGCCTCCAGCTCCGCAAAGTCATTGCCGTAAGCCTCCTGCGCCGCCACATCTCTGGCCTTGCCGGTAAAGATGGACTTAACCTTTGCGATGAACTCCTTCAAACTGTCCAGCAGCTTTTGTGCCGCCGTGCGGTTGCGCTGGGAAAACTCACGGAACAGGTCAGGGTTTTCCATCATGTTCCCGGCGAAATCCGCCGCGATCTCGTCCATCACCTCGTCCTGCGTAAGCGTCACGCCGGAGCTCTCCGCCTTTTCCCTGTACCACTCCACGACCTCGGCCATTTCGTCAATGCCCTTTTCGCTCATACGGTTCTCCATAGCCGCCTGGCGGAATTTTCTGTACTCGGCAGGGGAGAGGTCTTGCATACGGTGTGTGACCTCGTGCGCAGCTACGTTCAGATAGGGCTTGTTGCTGTCTACGGCAATCTGGATCAGGTTTTTATCCCTGATGTACTGGCCGTTGGCCTGACCGCCCATAACGCTGTCCACGAACTCGATACGCACACCCAGCTTTTTGCCCATCGCGTTCAGCGTGGCCGCCGTGCGCTTGCTTTTGGCGATGACCGCGCGGGAATAGACGTTATCCGCCAGACCTGCGCCCGCAGTGGTGGTCACGCTCTTTACCTCCGCGTTCTCCCGTGCCACCTGTGTTGCCGCGTCTTCCAGCCCGGCATTATACGCCGCGTATCTCTGCTCCGGTGTCAGCATGGCCGCATACGCGCCCTTCGCCTTGCTTGCTTCAATGCCGTTCAGCCCGGCATTGTACACACTGGAGAATCCTGCGTACAGAGTGGGCACGTCATCTGCCGTCCGGCTCATCTCCTGATACGCTTTCTGCCCAGCTTCCAAAAAGCCGCCTGCGGGCTTCTGTGCGCGTTTATGCGTGACAGGGGTAGCCGTGGTGCCCTGCGTCTGCGCCTGCGTCGTGTCGCGGCTTGCAAGGGCGGCAATGTCACGTTTCAGCTGGCTGATGGGCTGCTGTGTGTTCAACTTCACGCCGGTGTTGGCCTCCAGCGTCTCCACGGCCACAGGATTCTTGGCAATAGCCGCCGCCTGATTGCCGGTGATGCTCTCGCCCCGCGTCACAGCGTCCACGGCCTGTGCCGCCTTGCTGTCCATCTCCGGCGCGGTGTTTTGCCGCACGTCGCGGTTATACTGTGCTTTCGCCGCGTTGTATGCCGCGCGGTTGGCAAGGGTGTTAAGGCCTGTTACACCGCCGGACAGCAACCCGCCAACGATCGCACCGCCAGCAAACTCCTCCGCCGCTGTGCCGGGGTCGAAAATGGCATTTTCATTTACCCCAAAATACTGGTTTCCAGCATCGTATACAACATTTTGCAAAGTGCGGTCAATTACGCCTTGCAATACTTCTTCCTTGCCCTCGTCAACCATTGTGTCAACCAGAGTCCGCCATGCCGCCTGATTTGCTACGCGGTTCGGAAGATTTTGAATACCGCCGCTTATCTCAATTTCGGAGCCAAGCAATGCATTTCCCAGCGCATATAGCGTCGCTCGCTTCTCGTCCACGCCCTCAGCCTTTGCGTCGTTATAGCTGTGGGCATAAATTTGCGCTACGCTCGTCAGATAGTTCGGATCCTTCGCCCTCGTCTTTGCTATCTGTTGCATGGTTTGTACAATAGCCGGAGTAGACTTGCTGGCGGTTTGCGCCGCCATCTTCTCGGCGGTCATAGCCGCGCTTGCGCCGCTGGTTGCGTATGCCGCCGCCAAACTCGTGAGCGCTTCTACCGCAGAAGCAGCCAGTTCTTCACCTTTTGCCGCATACTTACCGCCCTTTGCTGTATTCTCTGCATATTTCTGCTGCAAATAGTTCTGATCGTTAGCTATGGCTTCATCAGCCATATTAAACAGCCCGCGCTCACTCATAGGAGCGACGTCTCCCAGCAGGGCATTCCACCCTTTGGCCGCCAGCCGCTCACCCTGTGCCAATATTGTGGTAGGCGTTCTCGCTATGGCCGTAAGACCCATGCCCACAGATTTAAGTGCGCCTTTCCCATAATTATACCCGCTGTTAGGCCGCTTGTCCGCTCCATAGTTCCCCGCGCCCAGCGCGGAGATGTCGCCCACCTCGCGCTTGGTGGTGATCTGCTGCTGCCGATTCTGCCGCGCTTCTTTGGTTTTTGCTTCCGCGTCGTAAACGGCTTTGCTCTGTGCCCCGCCTACATAAGTAGCTTTTACGCGCCCGTTTTTTTGCGCCGCCCCACCGGTGTATGTTACATCAATACCTCGTTCTTTTTTTGCGGCGTTTCCAACGTAGGTAACTTTCATGCGCCCTCCTATTCGGTCACGTTAAATCCCATTTTACGGATTTCTTGCTTTTGCTTCGGCGTCAGGTCGTCCCACACGGATTCTACAAGCTGGCTTGCGCCAGACATGTTCCCGGCGGAAATTCTGCCGCTGATTGTGCGTTTGATGTCAGAAAAGGACGAGCTATAGGAATTGCCTGTTTCGCCTCCAGACGAGCTAACTGTTCCAATCACATTACTGTTGTACGTTTTCCCGCTGTTATAGCCCGTGCCGCCATACGCGCTTCGCGCCGCGCTCTGTGCCGCCTTCAGCCTCGCGTTGTAGTCGCTCAGGCTGTCGCGGTACCGGTCGTACTCGTCGTTGGCCAGATTGCGGTACAGGCTGGCGCTGTCCATCAGGTCGCCGCGCTCCTGAGAATACAGCTGCCGTGCCACCTCCTCCAGCTGCGCCATGTACTGGTTATACTGCTGCTGCGCCGCTGTGGTGGCGTAGGAGGACGCAAGTCCCCCCGTTCTGCTGGCCACCTGTCCCAGCACGTCCTGCATGCTCATTCTGCCGCTGGCGCCGTACCGGTCGGCCAATGCCTGATACTGGCTGCCCTTTGTCCAGTCGTCGTAGTTCATGCTGGTCAGCTGCCGCGCCAGGGCGTTCAGTTGATCCATGTATTCGCTGTTGTAGGTAGGCAGATCGCCGACGCTTGTGGGCATAGTCACTGTCTGCGTGCTTTTTGTGCTTGTGGAGGTAGACGGCGGCGTGTAGCTTGCTCCGCCGCCCTGAATGCTATCGGCCACGTCATACGGCGATTTGCCAGCCGCCAAACCGCCAGCCGCATTTTTGATGATGGTGTCGAGTATTTTTGACGCTCCGCTTGTAACGTTGCGCCCAGCGTTATTTACGCCGTCAAAAAACCTGTTTACGTTATTCGCCATCGAACTGCCGCTGTTCGATACGCCCGGTTTGCCGGAGCCAATAATGTCATCGTCATACTTCTTTCTTGTTGCCATGTTACACCTCCGTGTTTGCGTTCTCCAGCGCCGCCACTCTCTGTTCCAGCGCCGTGTAGTTATTCTCCAGCGTGGTCACTCTCCCGGCCAGCGCCGCGTAATCGTTACCCAGCGTGTTCACAGTTTGGCTCAGTGCCGATATACTGGCGCTCTGACTGTTAACCGTGCTTTGCAGCGCAGACACCGTATTTTGCAGCGCCGTCAGAAGAATGTACATTTCCGCGCTGGACACGCCCGCCTTGCTGACGTTCTTTGTCACGTTGCCCATCGCCCAGTCTGTGCGCTGGCACATGTATTTGATGTACTGCTCCACCATGCGCAGCGCCTCCTCCGGGTTGCCCTTCGGCAGCTCGTTCAGGCTCTCAGGGAAAACGATCATTTCACATCACTCCCTATAATGAACTCGCGGGAAATACCCAAAATGGTACATTCTCCCTCACCCTCAAGCCGCAGCTCAAACTTGTCACACCGGTTTGTGGCAATGCGCATGGCGGTCACGTTGTAGTCCCGACCGGCCACTCTGCCGCACTCCTGCCATGACTTACCGTCAAATTGTGCCTTTGCGATCACGTGGCTGCCGGCAGGCAATTCAAGGCGCACCAGCAACTTGGAGTACGTTTTCTTCCCGTCAATTGTCTCGTACATGGGCGTGAACTGTGCCACCCACCGCTGATCCTTCGGCGTCGGCGCTCCGTCCAGCAGGTACACATCGCCGCTGCCGTCCAGCATATAGAGATCTTTCCCGATCCGGGCGAAGTCCACAGCCTCCGTGCCGTCCTCCAGCACCCATATACCGGTCTTTGTCTCATATACCATCAGCTTGTGTGCTGCGCCGTCCTTAACGCTGAGATAGTAGCTGTCGCCGTCGTTGCCTGCTATCGCATCGGTGAATTCCTTTTCGCCAAAGTTGTCGCTGATCAGCGTGGGCGTTCCGCCGGAGTAGGCGTACACGCCGTGGTGTCCCTTGTAAAACAGCGTATCGTTGATGACCTGCTGGCTTTTCTGGCACCCGTCCTGCAAGCCCTCCATCTCGTATGTGTACATGGCGTACTCGGCGGGATAGCTGCCCAGCATCTTGTGCAGCTTCGTCTCCTTCCAGAACAGCACAGACGAACTCAGCTTGCAGCACCCGGTAAATTTTCCCTCTGTGCCCACCGCCAGCGTATACGCGTCTGTGCTCAAACCCTCATACACGTAAAAGTTGGTGGGATCGCCCAGGGCGCTGGCATAAATGGTCTGCGTATCGCTGTCACAGCCCCACAGCCGGTTCTCACTCTCGCATATAAAGTCGAGGTCGGGAATCTTTCGCTCCAGCTTAATGGATGTGCTTGCTTCGTTCACCGCTACAAACGTGTTGTCCGCCACCGTAATCGTGTTGGAAGTGACCGCCTTAATGACAAAATCCTTGTTGTTCTCCGTCTTGGAGGTGCAGCCGGAAAGTGTCACGCCGTCACCCGCCTTGAACTTCGTGGACAAGTCCGCCCAGCCGTTCACAGTTATTTTGTTTGTGGCAAACGTGGCCTTGCTGCCAGCCAGCTCCGCCGCCAGCGGCTTTACCTGCTGATCCTTAATGTCCAGATACACCTTGTCCGGCCATATCACCATTTTGGTGTTGACCACGGCGAACTGCTTTTTGCCCGCCGTCACCGTGCCAACTACTTGCCCGTCGTACAGAAGGGAAGTGCCCTGCACCACCACCAGCTTGTCCCACGACGTCAGCGCCGTGGCGTTCTGATACGCGGTCTGCTTTACCCGGCCTTTCCGCGTGGTGATATACGGCCACCGCCTGGCGGACAGGTTCAGGCTGTCCCGCAGATCGCCGTCCGCCAGCTTATCAGACCAGTTGATTCCGCGCATCTGCACCGTTTCTATTTTGTTCGGGCGCAGCGCATAGGGAAGCTCCGGCAAACGCATCACATCACCTGCACATTCCCGCTGTCATCGGGGCAATGATTTCTCCGCCACCAGCCCAGCGCCTCGTTGAGCGCCGCATCATACACCGCCTTGTCGTTGGCATACAGCGTCGTCTCGTTGTTGTAGTAGTCGATCTGGCCGCACAGATACACCACATACACCCAGTCGTGGGGCGCAGGCAGCAGCAGCGTATCATCCTCCGCAGGCCAGTTGTACTCCGGCATCTCATGATCCACCCGCTCCGCAAGCTGCCGGTCAATGCCTGTCACCCACTCCACTTTCTGGTCGTGGCTGATGGTATTCAGCCGCAATTCATCCGCCCTTGAAATGGCCTGTGTAACGGTCATTCGCCCTCACCTCACTTCACGATCTCCCACGTGCCGTTTTTCCCGTCCGCGCTCCGCGTCACCTTCACGGTGTACGTTTCGGTCACGCCGGGAGCCACCGGCGTCTCCGGCTCCGCAGGCTTTGTTTCCTCCACATACGGGATCCCGAAATACTCACACAGCCCCTTGGCCGCGCTCTCGGCGATCTCCTTCATGTGGGTGTGGAACCATGTGGCGTCATCCATGTTGTCGTGGAACACGTGCTCCTCGTAGAAGGAGACGGCTTTCGGCACACGCAGCTCGTACAGGTTGCTCCGCGCCACCAGCTTCACCGTGCGCGGGTAAATTTGCTTCCGGTACTTCACCATGATCTCGCTCAGCTTCTTGCCGCGTTTTGAGTAGGTGTAGTACATAGGATGGCATCCCCGTGAGTTGCCCTTGCCGTCTGCGCTGCCGTTGGTATGGCTGACGTAATGCACGTCTGCGCCCCACGCGTCGCTCTCCCGCACGTTCTGCTTCATGATGGCATCGCCGTTGTCGCCGTTCATGGGGGTGCGCCGATAGCCGCGCTTGGTGGCAATGCCGCAGCGGTTCAGGATCGGCTCCAGAATGTCGATGTACTCGTTGTTCTCCAGTGCCTCATAGCACTGTTTCCCGTCCGGGCGGGGATATACACAGGGATTTGCCATGTGCATAGCCGGGGACAGGTAGACCTTCGGGGCGGCCATTTACATTGCCTCCTCGTCGTTGGTAGACTTCATCTGCTTAAACACCTGATTGACGCCAGTTGCGGTCAGTCCGGACATAATGCCCACGGCGACCGCCGTAAAGTAGTCCTCGGCGGGGAAATCCGGCATGTGAAATGCCAGCGCCAGTGCACCGATGACGCCGCCGCACACACCGCAAATAATGGGGATCCACTTGTTGTCCAGCGCCGCGGCCTTCACAATCATGCCGATCAGATAGCAGATGACGATGATAGCGGCAACAGTGGCCACTCCGATAGTGTTGATGTCCATAGTTACTTCCTTTCCGGCTTTACGCCTCTCGCTTGATGGGCAGCTTTCTTACTTCCTCCATGACTCTTTTTGCACTGCCGTTGCCGCCCATCTTCTCATACGGCTGATACAAATAGTCGTTTAGGTTTTCGTACTCGTCCTGCGTGATGTACCCTCGTGTCACATACGCCATGCCCAGATGGATGATGCGGTCATGCGCCAGACCCACCAGCATCTTCCGCTCTGCGTTGTTCTTGTCCGCCCGCTTCGATACCAGTGCCCACAAGCCGCTGCTTGTCAGCACCGCTACCGCCAGCGGTACGGCGATCTGCTGTACCCACGGTTCCATTCGCTCTCCTTTCCGGGCTTACGCCCTGTCCATTTTCTTTCACACGCCCAGCATATCATTCACCCTTCGGGAACCACCGCCCCACAGCATACACAGGTGTCCATCAGGTGATCTCCTCGTTGACCGTGATGATGCTATCGCCGCTGATCTCCGCGCAGTTCAGGCGGAAATAGGCAGCATTCCCTAAGTCCACGCCAGACCAGTTCTTCACAGTGAACTGCGTCCAGATGCCGTTCTCATCCTTCACGCCCGACAG